GTTGGTATAGAGCGATTCTTCGACTGGTTCAGCGGGTTCTTCTTCGGCAAGAAGTGTCTCGGCATCAGATTCAAGAGAACGATAATCAAGAGGAATTTCCTTCTCGATTATCTCCAACATGTCAAATATTTTGTCCAATAAGATGTAAACAAAAAAGACTCCAACAACAAGAATGAATAATAATACGTTACCTAGCATATTTACTCCCTTTCTTCTTCTGAACCTTGTACTTTTCTCCAAAGAAACTGTGTGTTTTCTTGTATTCGAACACGTCTGCGGCAGATATTGACCCGCTTTTCAGACGCATTTCGAGTTCTTCGGGGTAAAGTTCTCCTTTTAATGGTTTGTGTTCTGGTATCTCTTCACACTGTTGTTGTTCTCTGCCCTGTAGTGCAATTGCAAGAGACATAACAAGATCGTCGTGTGCTCCTGCCTCTGCGCCCCACCATGCACCCTTCAATTTCTTATGTTGTGTAGTAAATGTAAGCATTTCGTTCAATGTTTCCGCGTCGTTAATGCAGTTCATGTGATCCTCAGACCACTTTTGCAGTTCTATCAACATAGGCGTTCTGTTGTTTCCGGTTAACCATCCGAGCTTTTGCACGTAACCATCCGAATAACTGTCTTTCGGTTTTGTCCTCTGATAAATGTTATTATATCCCAACAATTGGAAATAAGTAAGTAGAGAACCACCATCAAAGTTGACTTCTGGCACTACTAAGGCGTTGTTATAATATTTAGCAAGACCAAATAACTGCAAAGTACACGGTGTGGGCATTCTTTCTGAGTGGAAAACCGCCACTTGCCTACCATCAATATTATCTATGACGTGTGCTGCATACCAATCGACACCCTCTCCCGCTGTATCTATAGACAATACATAGGGATGTTTCGGATTAGGTGCTTCGTATATCCACGTTTCCCCCTCTACATACTCGAAGTGCGAGAACGAATCTTTGTTCGGTAAACTGTTATCGTCTTTTTCGTATGCAAATTCTATTCGCACAGGAGGGGTTACGTCCTGTATTTCTTTTAACTTTAACAACCGGTCCTGTATCCTATTGGCATCAAATATCGTTTTGCCTGTTACTCCCCATTCTCCCTTGCAATATACCTGATATCTATAAGGATCTGTGAATCGAAGTGCCTCTGTTTTCTGTGCATACGCCTTAGCGCAGAATTTATTGTCTTTATATGTTGAATGAATGACCAAAGCATCCTCGTTTGCAAGGTCTTTATAAATCCAGTCGTAAAGCCAATGCTTTCTAAACACGGGGTTGAAAGAAACGATTAAAGAACACTTCTGAAACTGATCTCTGATACGTCCGTCGATAATACGGATATTTCCGACTTCCGGTTCTTCGTCAACTTCCTCGTACCAACCATCGGTAAGGTTTCCGTGAACCGGTTTGAAAGACTTAATGTTTCCGATCTTGTCCACACCATCAAAATAAATGCCGTTCCCGTTTGTTACATTTATCATTCTATGGTCTGATTCTCGAATATTCCAGAATGCCTCTAATTTCAGTTGCTCTATAGCGGTAACCATCTGACCCCAACAGGAATCAAAACAATCCGTACTCTGTTTACGCCAACACATCATGTTTCGATTTGGCAGCAGTGTAAGATGCAGAATCTTTCTCTGACAGATTCCCCACGACTTTCCGGATCCCTGACCTCCGAACCAAACCTCGTATGCATGAATCTCCATCAAATGATCGAGAACCATTTTGTTAAACAGTTCGTCGTCTATGACAACATTAAAATCTCCAGGAAGATTTTTTATCTTAGCCATCCTTGACTTCCTCGTCATTGCTGATAGACGTGTCTACAAAGAAAGGTGTAACGTTCCCGTTCTTATCTCGAATAGAAACATGGATATTTGTTTGTAGGTTCATCTGAGGTGCAGCATTATCCTTGTATTCATCCATGCGCGATTTCAAAGCAAACATCTTTAAGATAACACTTCTGGGGTTTTCCATTGCCTGTTTCCAGACATCCGCTTCCAATAGTTTTGCTTCCTTTGTCCGAATAAGTTTCATACATTGCATATAGGTTCCGTCTTTGTCTAAAGTTTCCTCCCATAAGTCCGGAAGATAAACATCTATATTCAGCATCGTACACGCCATGATTACAGGTGTTCCTGTAGATACAAGGTCAATATACCGTTTCTGCTCTGGCAAAAGATCGTCAACTGCTATTGCTGTGTCTGTAGATGTTTGTCCTGACGTAAGAAATCCAGTATCAGAGTTATTCCTAGCTCTGGAACTCATGTATCTTCCGCAACGAATTAAAGCGGAGTCCTCGTTAAAGGGTTCCGCCGTACTTTCAGAGATATCTTCCAGATCGTCTAGGTTGATGGATTCTTCGAGCATATTATATGTCCTCGTACAACACAGTTATTCTTGCAACGTCCGGTTGTCTCTTGTCGTTAATCTCCTGACCTGTCTCTATAACAAATCCAGGACCGCACTCAGGACACTCCAATTCTTTCAGCATTAAAAACTTAGGTCTACAGGAAAGCCACCGCCTACCGCAACCTACGCATATGACTTCGGAAACCTTATACATCATGTTTGCAGATATGTCTTTAATCTTCGACACGAGTTCCGACCTCTCTTTCAACACCTCAACGGATGCTAGGCTAATATGGAGCGGCAGGGCAAAGTCCGCTAATCCCCTTCGCGTGTCTTATTTTGATCGGTTGCGTTATTGTTTCCCCGAACCGTTATGGACTATCTCGGATTATACTATATTCTTTTGAACAAATAAATAGACATCCCCCATATTTGCGCGTGAGGTTGCGTAAATATATCGAGATGCCTACTTATTGAGAAACACACAAGCCTACGCAATAGAAGGAGATACCATCACGTACTATCGATATTATATCATAACCAAGATGCCATACAACCGTTTTCTATTGCAGAAGTTAATTCATCTGCAATAGATTTTGCTACATGTTCTATGTAGCTTTCCGGAGTTTCCATTGAAAGGATATTCCCATAGTCAATTTGCTTTGCTAGTTGAATCTTCTCGTGTCCGTGATATATGGTAAATATAACCCTAACAAATCCGTCCCTCTCGAACACGCCAATGCTTATATCCTTTTCTGCGTCAAGCAAGGACAGTACTTCTGTAATCAACAGTCCTATGAATCCTTTTCTTGATATTGTCATATTACTTCCTCTCTGCTTTCTATCTGCTATCTGACGATATTATAACATATTCCTTTTTTGTTTTGGAGAATTATTTTGGTAGAAAAAAAAGGATTAGAAGTATTTATATTCGTAATCCCAATCTCCAAAGTCAATATCTGTCATCATATCCTTAACTATCTTGAGATTCTTTCTGTCGCCGCCTGCACCAAATTCTACCATTCCACTATGCGCCCATTCCATTACATTCTTGAGTGCATCTATTTGTTCCTCGGTGTATTTGTTTTTACCCATATTATGTTCCTCCTGTTGCTAATATTATACACCCGTTGAAGTCTTTTTTGTTGAAAATAAAAGGGAACCGTTTCCGATTCCCCGACTATCTTCTCTCACACACGGTGAGCGATTCCGCAGGACGCACCTTGCATCTAGTATTATAAGTCTTTTTTGTTAAAATAAATAGTTTGTGGGTTGTATTTCAGCATAGGGGGTACCGGCTCGAGTCTGGGGTAGCCCCTCCCTGGGTACGTGCATAGGGGGTGGGCTATCTTAAACATGCACATAAAAACATAGCATAGTATCTGATTCAACATAGCAGGGCAGTCATGATACATAGCACAGTCTGATTGACTATGCACATAGCACACAGCACAGCACAGCACGAGCACGATACAGCCACACTGATAGAGATAGCATACATCTATCGCTATACTGCATACACAGTCAGCAAGGGCAAGCTAGAACGCTATGCGCTGTAACACAACTGTAATCTGTTTGTAATCATCCTGTAACCTACGCAGCTTTAATCGGTGTTATTGTGAGTACATCAAAATGAAACCCACAACAAACGGAGGATAAGATCATGAATAAGAAAGAGATTAAGACCATCCAGACCGAAGTCAAGAACCTTGACGCAAGTATCAAGAACATGAACGAGCGTTTTAATCTGATCGTGGGCAAGCGCGACGCCGGAACAATGACAGCCGAAAAAGCCAACGCAAGGCTTGACGATCTGGAACAGAAGATCACGGTCCTTGATTGGCAGCGAGCGACCACTCTTAGCGTTGGCGAAATGTTGGGCATTAGCTATCATGATTTGATTTCCGGCTAAACCCGAAACGGCGCAAGCCGTCTGCGCGTTATTCGTGCACTGACGAGGGTAAACAAGATTAAGTGAGGAGGCAACACCATGACATACACATTAAGACACATTCTACACATGTTCAGATTTTACACGGTTGAATTCTATTTCGCAGTTACATGCTGAAGCTAAGGAACGAACAAGAGGAGGATAAGATCATGGTTATTATTCAAACATACAAAATGGATCGGAAAACATTGCAGCCACACTACAAAGATTATCATGCTACTTGCGGCCTTAAAGCAGAAATGGCCCTTATACAGCAAGACAGAGACAACAATGACATGAACACCTATGAGGCAATCGTAATATATAACGTCTGGGATAATCAAGAATAAAGGCCATCAATCAAACCGTCTCCGGCGGTATATCGGGAAAGCGTAAGGAGCGCAGAAAAAATGAAAACGATTATTGATACATCAACTAAAAGTCATAACATTGAACAAGCATACCAGAATAACAAATACATTGTAACTTCTAGGAATGTTTATCAGCCGCACTACAGCGCAGCACAGGGAAGTTATTATGCTACATCAGTATATCAAGAGACAAGCGGCACTCTTTGCAGGTCTGGAAGATTCTTTCATTTTACTGGATCAGAAGTAAATAAAATTATCGGTATTGAACACTTAAACAACTTATAAGCATCAGCAAACCGTTTCCGGCGGTATATCCGGGAAAGCGCAAGGAGCGCGAAAAAAATGTATATCAATATTGCAAAGGCAAAGGATCTTAAAGAGTTTACCGGTCTGTTTATAGGCAGAAAAGCTATCGGATCTTTACATGATTATCTGACTGTTTATCATTCGTTTGTAAGTGAGGACTACTCGGCAGCAAAGGAAACCACGCTGTATAAAAATCATGGATCGGATTATTGTTCTCTCCTGGAAGTCCTGCACTCATATTATAAAGACCATAGAACGGAGGTCGCAAGATGACATATGCAGTCAGAAATATACACTTAGGCAAGGTTGAATTTGTCGGTACGTTTTCAGATTGCGAGAACTATATCCAGGAATCTAAATTGCTTGGATCGCAGCACGCATATAAGATTTTAGCGGCATAATTGTTTGTGCAAATAAGGACGTGAAATTGCCGAGAAAACCAACCGCAATTAACTTTGACCATCAAACTACTTGACTATCCAATTATTCGATTATCAATCTATTTCTCTTTGTAAATCTTTATATCGTCTCTAAGTTACATACATACACTTATTTATCATTCAGTAAGTAACTGTTAGATGGTAAGTTTAAGACTATAAAGAGAGTCTAAGTTACTATAAGTATATCTATATATATAAGAAGGACAGAATTTTTCAAAAATTGGGGCACCAGGACGAAAGAAGGAGAAAAAGACGATGAAAACATACAGAGGAATGGAAGTAATGAAGGAAAACACCAAACACATCTTATGCTATTCACAATTTGATATGGGCGCAAAATATAAGATTTACTCTAAAAGCAGCAGAGGGATCTGGGAGTATAACATAGCACTTTCTTCACCTACTAAAGCATTTGATTATTTCAACAAGCTATTTGTAATCTAATCGTAATCTGTTAGTAATGGTACCGTAACAGAACTATGAGAAAATGAGAATAAAAACACGCAGGAGGAAAAGAACATGGAACACAGCAACTATATTTCAACCCTTGACAAGATAGACGCCAAATATCACCGCAGTCATGTAATTATACATAAAGATTATCAGTGGCATTTTGCGGACATGTCCAGTATGGAACAACTGGAAAAGTTATCCAAGATTTTGGGATTTGGCTATACACTGGAAGAAGAAAGCAACTGGATTAATGGCGGCACTTATCGCAAATATTCCATGAGCCGCGCGATAAAAGATAACGGTATGTTTTACAAGCTTTCCGATCTTCCGGCAGGCGCAAAGAATATACAGGCGCTTTCTAATGGATCTATTGTAGATTGTTATTTTACAAACGACGGAGAAACAATAACAATCTATCGCCCTAACCCTAATTATCCGGAAGTTTATAAGCCATTGGCAATAAGGCAACACATAGAGCACTGCAAAGAGTTCGGAACCTATTAATAACAATCCACCTATCGAGCCGGGCAAACGATCCCGGCAGGAGGTTTTACGATGAGATCAATTTTTCTTAATGCCATAATGTTATTGTTTTATCTTGCCGTTGTCTTGATTACATGCTACATGTGCGTGAATTATTCTTATGGTTGGCTTGCCTTGTTGCTGTTAATAGTGATAATTGGATTTGATAAAAAGGAGACAAAAGAATGAAACCATTAAGAGGACTAAAAGCCGCAGTCGGCACATACCAGAAGAACCAAAAACAATTTTTATGCGTTATCTATCTTGACACCGAGGACGGAACAATCTGGACGGACGTATTCAGGGATGTAAGCAGCTTTGACGCTCGACGCAGCAAGACCATTCAC